CAATAGAACAAGATATGGCACCATTCGGGTTTATGGATGATGGTTTAGATGATGATAGTTTTCAGGACGACTCAGGAGAACGATGGACTCCAGTGACAATTAGAAAAGGAGAAATGTTATAATTTAAAACCTTATTATAGTATAGCCAGTAAAGATTTTTAATATCATAAATATACACGAGATTAATGATACCTATTAGCTAATAAGATAAGAGGAGAACAACATATATGGCATTTCAAGTTTCACCAGGTGTTGTCGTACAAGAAAAAGACTTAACAAACGTAATACCAGCAGTAGCTACAACGATCGGTGCTATTGCAGGACAATTCTCACAAGGACCAATGGATGAAGTAGTATCTATTGCTTCTGAAAAAGAATTAGTTGAAACGTTTGGTAAACCTGACTCTAACACTTTTGAATACTTTTTTAGTGCTGCAAGTTTTTTACAGTACTCATCAAGTTTAAGAGTTGTACGGGCAACAAATACAGGTGCATTTAACGCTACTGCAAGTGGCGGTGGTGCAACACTAATTAAAAATAATTCAGATTATGAGGATGGTTTTACACCAGACGGTTTATGGGCAGCTAGAACTGCAGGTGCGTGGGGAAATAATATTAAAGTTTCAATATGTCCTAACACAGCATCAGCTTACGAAAATGCTTCAGCAACTACAGTAGATGATGCTTCAACAGCAGTTGGAGATACAACAATTACAGTAGATGATGGTTCAGCATTAAACGTAGGTGATATTATAAACTTTGGAGAAGTAGGTGGATACGAATACAGAATTACTGCAATTGCAACAAATGATTTAACATTCGTAAGACATCCTTCAGGTACAGGTGGTTTACATACTGCTGTAGCTGACGCTTCAACAATAAGAAGAAGATGGAGATACTATGATCTAGTATCAGGTGCTCCAGGAACATCAGCATACACTTCAGCAAGAGGTGGATCAAATGATGAAATACACATAGTAGTGGTTGATGAAGATGGTGGTATTACAGGTACTGCTGGGGAAGTATTAGAAGTATATGACTCAGTATCAGTAGCAGGTGATGCTAAAACACCACAAGGTGATTCAAACTATTACAAAGATGTAATCTACAACAGATCACAATACATTTATTGGACTGCTCACGAGTCAACAGGTGCAGCTGGTAATTGGGGTGATCCTGCTTTAGGAGTAACATTTACTGCTGTTTCAGCTCTTAATGACGCAAGTTTAAGTGCTGGTGCTGACGGATCAGCAGCTTCAGTTGCAGAATTAAAAACTGCATATGAAAGATACCAAGACGCTGATACTGTAGATGTAAACTTAATCATTGCTGGAAAAGGTGACGCTACTCACATAGATAACCTTATTACAGTTGCTGAAAATAGAAAAGACTCAATTGTCTTTGCTTCACCAGAAAGAAGTGACGTAGTTGGTGTTACAAGTTCAACAACACAAACAACAAACGTTAAAGCTTTCTTTGATGGTATTAGATCATCTTCATACGTTGTATTCGATAGTGGTTACAAATATACTTACGACAAATACAATGACTTATTTAGATTTGTACCATTAAATGGTGATATTGCTGGTTTGGCTGCAAGAACAGACTTAATCGCAGACTCATGGTTCTCACCTGCTGGTTTCAACAGAGGAGTAATTAGAGGTGCTGTTAAGTTAGCATACAACCCATCAAAAACACAAAGAGATGAGTTATACAGAGCTAGAATAAATCCAGTAGTTACTTTACCAGGACAAGGTACAATCTTGTTTGGTGATAAAACTGGTTTATCTACTCCAAGTGCGTTTGATAGAATAAACGTTAGAAGATTGTTTATCACTTTAGAAAAAGCAATCTCTACGGCTTCTAAATTTCAATTGTTTGAGTTCAATGATGAGTTCACAAGAGCACAATTTAGAAATATCGTAGAACCATTCCTAAGAGATGTACAAGGTAGAAGAGGTGTTACAGACTTTTTAGTAGTTTGTGATACATCAAATAATACTGGTGATGTCATTGATAGAAATGAGTTTAGAGCGGATATATTTGTTAAACCTAACAGATCAATTAACTTTATACAACTACAATTCGTTGCGACAAGAACAGGTGTTGCATTTGAAGAAGTAGTAGGAGCGTAGGAGGAATCATGCCAAATATAAATGACTTTAAAGCTAAGTTAAGAGGCGGCGGCGCTCGTGCTAACCAATTCAGAGTGACAATGCCTTTCCCTGGATATGCAGCTGTAGGTGGGGAGACTGAAAGTATGTCTTTCTTAACTACATCTACATCTTTACCAGGTATGACAGTAACCGAAGTTGCTATTCCATTTAGAGGAAGAGAGTTATATGTTGCAGGTGATAGAACATTTGCTACATGGACAACTACAATTCTAAATGATACTAACTTCTTAATTCGTAATGCATACGAAAGATGGTTAAACGGTATCAACAATATGTCAGATAACGAAGGATTAACAAATCCAGTAGATTATCAAGTTGACGCCTTTGTTGATCAGTTAGACCGAAATGGTAATGTGATTAAATCATACACATTTAGAGGAATGTTTCCAACAACTCTGGATGATATTGCACTATCGTATGGCGATAACAACTCTGTAGAGAGTTTTACTGCTACACATAGATACCAATACTTTGAAACAAATACTACTACTTAATACTCTTATAAGTATTAATAGTAATAGGAGAAACTAAATTATGGCTGAACTGTTTGGGTTTAAGATAGAGCGTTTAAAAGAACCCTCTACCGATCCAAGACAAAATATAGTTCCACCTCAAGCGGAAGACGGTACACAAACCGTCCCCGCTGGTGGATTTTTTGCGTCTTATGGAGGTTTTGATGCTACGGCACGAAACGAATTAGATTTAATAAGAAGATATAGAGAAGTTGCATTGCATCCAGAGTGTGATCTTGCAATAGAAGATATAGTATCTGAAGCAATTGTATCAAATGAAAATCAACAATCTGTACAATTGGATTTAAGTAAAATAGATTATTCAGATTCTATTAAGAAAAGAATACGAGAGTCTTTTTCTGAAGTGTTAAAGTTATTAAACTTTGACATTAAAGGCCACGACATCTTTAGAAGATGGTATGTGGATGGTAGATTATACTATCATAAAATTATTGATAAAGACTCACCAAGACTAGGAATTACTGAAGTAAGATATATTGATCCTAGAAAAATTAAAAAAATAAGAGAAATACGAAAACAACGAACTGATGGAATGCCATCTTCATTTGCTTTTGAAAATAAGTTTTCAGAATATTATATTTTCAATGAAAGAGGAATACATCCAACTGCTACATCTAACGCAGGTGGATTAAGAATAGCAACAGATGCTATTTCTTATTGTCCATCAGGTCTGATAGATCAAACACAAAATCAAGTACTATCATATTTACACAAAGCAATTAAACCGGTCAATCAATTAAGAATGATTGAAGATGCTGTTGTTATCTACAGAATTGCTCGTGCACCTGAAAGAAGAATATTCTATATTGATGTGGGTAACTTACCTAAAATCAAGGCCGAACAATATTTAAGAGATGTTATGGCCAGATATAGAAACAAACTTGTGTATGACGCAAGTACAGGTGAAATTAAAGATGATAGAAATCAAATGAGTATGTTAGAAGACTTTTGGTTACCTCGTAGAGAAGGTGGGAGAGGAACTGAAATTACTACATTACCTGGTGGTCAAAACTTAGGTGAGATACAGGATATAGAATACTTCCAAAAGAAACTATATCGTTCTCTTAATATACCTATTAGTAGATTAGAAGGTGGTCAAGGTTTTAATCTTGGTCGAGCTGCAGAAATTAGTAGAGATGAAGTTAAGTTTACTAAATTTGTAGGTCGTTTAAGAAAGAAATTCTGTATGTTATTCCATGATCTTTTAAAAACTCAATTAATTTTAAAAGGTATCATTGCGCCTGAAGAATGGGATATGATGATGGGAGATATTACATATACTTTCTTACAAGATGGATACTTTGCTGAGTTAAAACACAGCGAAATGATGAGAGAAAGAGTACAATTGGCTCAACAACTAGAAGGGTATGTTGGTAAATATTTCTCTAACGAATATATAAGAACCAAAATATTAAAACAAAATGAACAAGAACAAGAAGAAATCGACAAACAAATTGAAGAAGAAGGTGCTGAAGCTCAGCCCGAAGAAACACCAACCATTACGCCTAACCAAGAAACGAATGGTAGTGAAAAAGAAAAATCAACATTAGGAGATAAATAATGAGTAAAGAAAATATTAATAAATTTGTTAATTCATTACAGACAGGCGATAGCGCTCAAGCAGGACAAGATTTAAAAAATGCTCTTGCTGATAAAGTTAGTTCTGGATTAGATGATGCTAAAACTGATGTGGCAAGATCAATGTTTACAGGACAAGTAGGTGCTGATGCACCAGAAGCTAATCCTTTTTCTGGTAATGACGTTGAAGCTGAAACTCCTGCACCAGAGGTAGCAAGTGATGAAGTGGCTCAGTAAATTTATATCAGATAATATTACTGAAGCAAACGATTACAAACGTACTCGACAATACAATAAACTTACACCTAAAATGAAACGTGCTGTAGATATGGTTTTTAGAGCTGCAGACAAAGACGCTGATGTAATTGCAAACTTTGAAAAAAATGTAAACACAGCTGCAAAACAACATGGTGTAAGCAAACAAGATTTAATGAATTACTTTGATAAAGAAACATTAACAATTTTAAGGAAGTAATATGGCTTGGGTAACTGTTCCAGGATCAAATAATATTTGGGAGTTTGAAAATACTGCTACAATCAGCGATACATATCCAGACTCTGCTGACGGTGCAAATGCAACTATTTCAGGTGGTATAAGAACATTTACTTTTGCAGATGGGAATGTACAAGAAATTTATATTAGATGTAGAAAAACAGGAGAAACAACTGAACGTGGTGAGTTATCAAAAACTTACTATGACGCACAATAAGGATTAAATATGGCTGATACAGTATCAACACAAGTATTGACAGATACAACAGGCGTAAAATACGCTGTTAAAATGACTAACTATTCTGATGGTACAGGAGAGAATTTAGTTAAAAAAATAGACGCTTCAAATACAACCTTTATGACTACTGATGGAAATAGAAAAATATCTAAAATATTTTGGTCAGTAAATACAGCAAATGCAAAGTCAGCTGTAGAGATAATTTGGGAAGGTGCAACAAACGCTACCGCAGTTTCTTTATCAGGTCAAGGTTTTTGGGACCTAAGAGCAGATGGAAATGAGATTCTAAACAATGCAACAACACCTACAGGTGATGTTTTATTATCTACAAAGAATTTTGCAAATGGCGATAATTACACAATTTTAGTGGTTTTCAGATAGCAATTTGTATAAATATTAGAGAGAAATTAGAGATAGATACAAATGAAGTTAATTACCGAAGAAATATCAAACGCAGAATATATTGTTGAAGAAACTAGTAATGGAAAGAAAAACTATTCCATTAAAGGTATATTCATGCAATCTGACGTTAAAAATAGAAATGGAAGACTCTATCCTAAAGAGATACTTCAAAAAGAAGTGTTAAGATATAATAGAGAGTTCATAGAAAAGAAAAGAGCATTTGGTGAACTAGGTCATCCAGACGGGCCAACCGTTAACCTAGAAAGAGTTTCGCACATGATTAATGCTCTATATCCAGAAGGCAGTAATTTTATAGGTGAAGCACGAGTACTCGATACCCCATATGGAAAAATAGTGAAAAGTTTAATTGATGAGGGTGCAAGACTTGGAGTTTCAAGTAGAGGAATGGGTACACTTACAAATGTAGGTGGTGCCAATGTAGTCAAAGACGATTTTTATCTTGCAACCGCAGCTGATATAGTTGCAGATCCATCAGCTCCTGATGCTTTCGTAGAAGGTATTATGGAAGGAAAAGAATGGGTTTGGGATAATGGGATTTTGAAAGAGCAAGAGATAAACAGATTAAAGTTACAGGTAGAGAGTAAAGAGAGAATTGCTAGAGCAGAGAAAAACGCTCAAGTATTTGAATCTTTTCTTAAAAAACTGTAATTTTATAAATAGTAATTGACACTTTCCTAATGGGTTGGTGTATTTATTGCAATAATTAATAACTAAAAAACTATTGAGGAGATAGAACAATGGCTGACAATACTGTGGCAAATTTGCCAACTAAAAACGCCGCTCCAGCTGAACCAGCAAAGTCGTTACAGGCAACTGTACAACAAGTGATGACTAAAGCAATCACTTCACCGACTGACGCAAAAGTAGATTTCGCACAAGGGGTTAATCACATTACTGGTGACCCACAACAAAAAAGTGCAGGTCCAGCTGACGCAATGCCTACTCTCTCTGCTGAGAAAGAGCCTAAAAAAGATATTCAGGCTGCTTACGAAGCTGATGAGAAAAAAGACGAAAAAGAAAAAGAAGACATGAAAGAAGCAGAACACGCTGACAAAAAAGATGATGAGAAAAAAGATGTGAAAGAAGGCGAAATGCCTGCTGGTCTTAAAAAGTACTTGGACAAAAAGAATGATAAAGAAGATGAAAAGTCTGAAGAAAAAGAAGACGATAAGAAAAAAGATATGAAAGAAGCTGAAGACAAAGAAGATAAGAAAAAAGACGAAAAAGAAATGTCTGAAGCGGAAGACAAGGAAGACAAGAAAGAAAAAGAAGTTTCTGAATCTGAAGATAAAGAAAAAGAAATGAAAAAAGAAACAGCTAAAGATAAAGTTAAAGACATGGACATGAAAGAAGATGTAAATGCTCTAACTGACGGTGAAGACCTTTCTGAGGAATTCAAAGCAAAAGCTGCTACAATTTTCGAGTCTGCTGTTAAAGCAAAACTTGTTGAAGAAATAGAAAAATTAGAAAGCGAATACGAAACTAAAGTTGACGAAAAAGTTTCTGAAGTTAAAGAAGAAATCGTTGACAAGGTTGACGCTTATCTAAACTATGTTGTCGAGGAGTGGATGAAAGAAAACGAATTGGCAATAGAAAAAGGCTTAAGAAATGAGATTACTGAAGATTTTATCGGTGGTCTTAAATCTTTATTTGAGTCTCACTACATCAATGTTCCACAAGAGAAGTATGATGTGATTGAGAATCAAGCTGCTGAGATAGAAAAGTTAAAAGAAGAAGTTAACAAATCTATCGAAAAGAACGTTGAGTTAAATTCAAAACTTGCAGAATCTACAAGAGAAGAAGTTATAAATGATGTATCATCTGATCTTGTTGCAACTGAAGTTGAGAAACTTAAAGGTTTAGCAGAGAGTATTGAATATAAAGACGCTGACAGTTTTAGAAAAAGTGTAGAAACATTAAAAAATTCTTACTTCCCTAAAGCAAAAGCGAGTGATAACGAATCTAATGAAGTAGCAGAAAACAATGCTGGTTTAGACTTGTCTGAATCAATGGCTGCATATACTGCTGCAATTAGTAAAACAAAGAAAAATCCTTACTTAAAGTAAGGGTTAGTTAACTAACTAAAGAAGGAGAGATAGAAAAATGTTTTTATCTGAATCAATACAACAAAAGTGGCAGCCCGTTTTAGAACATCCTGATCTTCCAAAGATCGAGGGTGCTTATAAAAGAGCCGTTACTTCAATGGTATTAGAGAACCAAGAAAAAGCGTTAAGAGAAGATGCTGCTTTCTTATCAGAAGCTGCACCTAGGGTAATGCAACTGGTTCTTCAATACAAAACTGGAATCCTATTTTAATTAGCTTAGTAAGAAGATCAATGCCTAACCTTATCGCTTACGATATTGCAGGCGTTCAACCAATGTCAGGTCCTACAGGCTTGATATTTGCTATGAGAAGCAGATATGCATCTCAAACTGGTGGTGAAGCTCTTTTTGACGAAGCTGACACAGACTTCAGTGGTAGAAATGCTGCTGGTTCATCTGTTTCAAGTAAAACAGGAGTAGCACAATCTGGAACTAACCCAGCTGTACTTAACGACTCACCTGCTGGTGCATACACAAGTGGATCAGGAATGACTACTGACTATGCAGAAGCATTAGGTGATGCCTCTGGTAATGCGTTTGCTGAAATGGCATTCTCAATTGAGAAATCAACTGTGACTGCTAAATCAAGAGCGCTAAAAGCCGAGTACACTATGGAGTTAGCACAAGACCTTAAAGCAATCCACGGCTTAGATGCTGAAACTGAATTATCAAACATCTTATCTGCTGAAATCCTTGCGGAAATCAATAGAGAAGTTGTAAGATCAGTTTACATTGGATCTGAAAAAGGTGCTCAAACTAATACAACAACTGCAGGTATTTTTGACCTAGATACAGACTCAAACGGAAGATGGTCTGTTGAAAGATTTAAAGGCCTAATGTTCCAATTAGAGAGAGATGCTAACGTTATCGCACAAAGAACAAGAAGAGGAAAAGGTAACATGATTATCTGTTCTTCTGATGTTGCTAGTGCTTTACAAATGGCTGGTGTATTAGACTACACTCCTGCGTTAAACAACAACTTAAATGTTGATGACACAGGAAATACTTTTGCTGGTGTATTAAATGGTAAATATAAAGTTTACATTGATCCATATTCAGCAAATACAGCTGCTAAACAATACTTTGTAGTAGGTTACAAAGGTACTTCACCATATGACGCTGGTATATTCTACTGCCCATATGTACCTCTACAAATGGTAAGAGCAGTTGGCCAAGACACTTTCCAACCAAAAATTGGATTCAAAACTAGATATGGTCTAGTAGCGAACCCATTTGCTGGTGCTGGTGCGGCTGACAACATTACTGCTGATGGTTTAACATCTGCTAATGCAAACAGATATTACAGAAAAGTTCAAATTGCGAACTTAATGTAATACTTGTTACAAACAAATTTAAAAGGGCGGCCCTAAAAAGTCGCCCTTTTTTTTAGCATAAATAAAAGTAGATTATGTTTTATAGTGAAAGAATAACAATTTATAAAGAAATACCTATGTGGAAAAGAACACCATTTAAAGAAATTTTAGGAGTACTAGCTGTAATTTTGATTATGACACTTGTTGCACAAGGGTTAAAGTATCTTAATCCTAAACCAAATGTATTAGAGGAATTAGAAGAAAAGATTAAAAAAGTAGAACAAAAAGAGATTGTTTTAACTGAACCTGAAAAACAACTAGAAAAACAAGCTACTGAAAAAGAGTGGCAAGAAGTAGATAAACAAACAGATAAATAGTAGTATGACTACTACAAACTCATACAATAGACAACCTACTAAATTAGACTATGCAAGCCCTACACAGTTTAAGTTTAGTTTAATCAAGTTGCCCAAAGTTGAATACTTTTGTACGGCTGCAAACATACCTGGTATTACACTAGGTACTTCAAATTTAGCCACGCCATTTAAAGATGTACCAATGCCTGGTGACAAACTAGACTATGATACATTAAATATTTCTTTTTTAGTAGATGAAAATTTAGAAAACTATAGAGAAATACACGGTTGGATGACAGGTCTTGGATTTCCTAAAGACTATTCACAATTTAGAACATTACAATCTGCTGGAACAGATAGATATCCAACAACAACAAGTGAAACTTATTCAAGTGAAATAGGAGTAACTTCTAAAAATACTCCTGATGATGGTGGTCTATATTCTGACGCTACACTATTTGTGTTGACAAGTAAAAACAATTCAAATATAGAAATAAGATTTAGAGATGTTTATCCAATATCATTATCTGGATTAGATTATAATCAACAAGCTACAGATGTAGATTACTTAACAGCTCGTGTTACATTTCAATATAAAATATACGAGTTTGCAAATATTAGTGCTACAGGTACTATAGAAACTACAACATAAACCATTGACTAAATAGTCAATAACTAATATAATGGAGATATTATGACCTTTGATGAATTGCAGGCATTAGCCGAAAAAGACCTA